GGCTTCAGGTTGCGGAGGATCGCCATTACTATCGAAAAAAAAGATAAACCGATCTTTTGTGTCAATATAGAGAGAAACCCAATGATACCCTTCCCCTGTATGAATATCCGTATTGAGTATAATTCCAATCTGTGTCTTGCCCTTATTTAAAAATGTTTTCAAATCAAATTTGCATAATTCGTCTGAAACACATTTGTCGCCTATATTTTTGTCAAAATCAATGGGGGCTGGACCTAAAAACTCAAATTCTTTATGTGTATATTCATATTGCTCTAACACATTCAATATATCATAATTAGATAGCCATGCATTCTTGTCCTTTTTCCATTCTGGCGGTTTATCTGGTGCAAAAACATAGCGATCAATTTGCGTTCTTAATCGCGTATTTTGGATTTGGTTTAACCAGCAATCTTCTTTTCCACATTGCAATTTTTCTCTCAATTGTTCCCATATTATTCTCGCATCATCGCTTTTTATCGGTGATGTAGGATGGCTTTTGTTATATTCATCGCGGATAATATTCAATATATGTGGGGTATAACACGATTTATCTAATTTAGAACGCTGCACCATTGGACTACAATTCATTCCTTTTGTAGATTTCAATGTTTTGTGGAATATTGGACGGGCTCTGCCTTTTGCTTCGCCTTTTGCTTCGCCGCCTCTATTTTGTCGTTTTGTTCCGCGTATTGTTTTCGTGGAACTATGAAGAGACTTCTTTCGCGTAAATATGCGTAAAAAGGACTTTAGCATTTATACTATTTATAGAAAATAGTTTCTCTCGAAATTTTCAGCCACAAGACCCGTCGAAACTCCTGATACACCAGGTGAGATCCTTAATGTCTATTCTGCGAATAAGGCGAATATTGTTATGGAAACGGCCCATGAAGCAGGTGGATTGTTAAAAATCACCGAGATGCATCGGGTCATTACGCTTGATAGGTACAGCCCAAGATTTTAGTGTCATTGGTTCCATTTTGCCCGTTTTCTTTTGTAGTGTTTCTCTCGATTTACTTATTTTTTTCCCCCAATAACTTGAAGAATCAACGGGACCATTCTCTCTTGCATCATCCATATGGGTGAATATATCGGGATCATCCGGTTCATCGGAATCATTATTGAATTTCTCTCGTTCTTCTACCATTTCATTGTAGCGAATTACTTTATCAACCATAGCAATAAACAGTTCCTGAATTTCAAGCGGACAATTTTCATCCAGTCCATAACATACATTACTGTAGTTTTCCATAAGAGAATGGAAACTTTGCATTATTTGTTTTTTATGTTTATGAAAAAGCGGATTTTCTTTTCCAGGTCTTGTTTGTGAAGCCAACTTTTTAATTTTATTCGGTTTTGATAACATTTCTAAAGTGAATATATCCATTTCAGACAACACATTATCGTCTTCCATTATACCTAAAACAGAGAATAGAAACTGATGCAAATGACGAAAATATATAATTCATTAGTATATACTAAATATGTCGACTTTTATGAATTTAGGAGGACCAAATTTAGGCGGGGGACCATTCAATGGGTTTTCTCCCGTCCAAACAATTAATAATTATAAATCGGGCGATGATGCACTAACACGAAAAGTATTACGCTCTGCCTGGAACAGCAGATCTATTGCTGGACCGATTAATGGATATGGTCGTGCAGTGACCCCATTTCGTGCGGTAAATAACTCGGGCGATTTCTTGGCTCGTGTTAATTATTCCTGTGGTGGTCCTGCGATGATAAACGCAAGCCGTCCTGGGTATGGAAGACTTATCCGCCCTCACCAACAAACTTGCGATATGACTGGGGTAGGAGGTGCCTCGTGCAACCCTAAATTTGTGGCGGATTCGTCGGATTATGTCCGCTTTAAACGCCAGAGTGCAGTAAATCGTAATTATAATGATTTAAAGAATGGTGGATATAACAATAGTGCCTATGTGGATATTATGGCTATACGAAGATAAGGCAAAAACTATAGTTATTATATAAAGTACGATGTTTAAACTATATTCATACAATAATGGTATTGCTACTGGAATGAAAGCAATGCCGGCAAAGGATATAACGACTTTAGGTGATTCGCATTTTGCATTATGGCGTAGATATTATGCAGATACTTTAGGCGACACGCCTCTCACTCCCGCACAACAATCACAGAAAAAATGGATTGGTGGGAACCGTGATGCGAGCCAAGTGGTGGAACGAAGGCGTATTACCAGTGTAGGTGTAGGAACAATGAATGCTACTGGGGGCGAAATTTCATTTATGACGAAAAATGATGGTTTAACACGCGTGAGAGCATTGAACCGTGTTCGCAATAGTGGATATTGTGTTCCTCCTAAAGTGCGTAGGGGGCAATATAGTAGCATCAACACTCTTTCGCCGAATTAACTTGGACCTATTTAGCATAATAGAAATCTTGCATTAAAATATAATGCAAAATTATTTAGTTGAATTTGTCGGAACAATCTTATTTGTTTATGTAATTCTTGCTACAGGAAACCCGATGGCGATTGGTGCTACATTAGCACTCATCATCTTGCTTATACATAATATAAGTGGAGGACACTTGAACCCGGCTGTATCTATTACGATGGCTGCTGCCGGTAAATTGGCGGTGGAGGATTTAGTTCCTTATTGTTTAGCACAAATATTGGGTGGATTGGTTGCGTTGGAATTATATAAGCGTTTCAAGTTTTAAGGATCTCCTGACCCAAAGGTTGCATCCTTCCCGAAGGGTTAGGATGCGAACAGACTGGACCTTAAGGATCTTCTGACCCAAAGGTTGCATCCTTCCCGAAGGGTTAGGATGCGAACAGACTGGACCTTAAGGATCTCCTGACCCAAAGGTTGCATACACTATTCGTATAGATTATTTCATCCAGTATTTTATACTATATGAAAAAACAGCGAGGAGGATACATATATAGTATTCGGTCAAAAATTGGATCAAATACCCGATCAAAAAAGAAATCTACACGCAAAACACGAACCACCAAAAAATCATTCACGCGGACAAAGACCAATAGAACCCTGCCTTTTTCCTATAAAACATTGCCTTCTTTTGTATAAATATCTTGAGATCCTCCCTAAAGACCCACCCTAAAGACCCTCTAAATGGGTTCAAATCCATATTTCCGTGTAGCATTTTCCCCGCAATCTTTACAAATCCAATTTTCTTTTTTTATATTGCTATATTCATACTCTTTCGTGCAAAATCGTCGAGTGCAATCCCTACAAACTTGTAGGAAACAAGTTTCATTATTGCAATACCATTTCCGGCATTTTGGATGCTGACAAATGAGGTGTTCCGTTTGGGATTTGAAAAAAAGATAGCATTCTTTGCAGAGGGATTTTCTACAGAAAATATTGCAACTACACGGATATTCATCATATAGATATATTTCCCGGCAACTACGGCAAGTATATTGAGAAATATCGATGCTCCCTTCATCAAGAATACAATTGATAATTTGTGTAGCATTATTTAGTTTTTGTTCTAAATAGCAAATACGATTATCATTCTCTCGAATTATCTGTTTTAGTTGGATGTTTTCATTTTGTAATGGACTGATGGGTTCCATAATATAGGCATTATGTGTAGTCTTTATGTGGATTTTAGATCGGCATTGTGGGATTTATCTTTTATATTCTGTGGATAAATGATTTATCCGCAGAATAGTCATTAACTCTTTTGTATCATACGGAATAAAATAAAAAGCCCAACCACCGACATAGACCCCAAATAAAGATGGAAAATCGGGTCTATATTTTTCTTTTGCTGAATAGGATAAATGGATGGTTCCGGTATTTCTCTCGTGATTTCTGTTTTGATTTCACTATAGGGTTCCTGTATAGGAGTTAATGCAATTATATTATTTGTAGTAGTAGGAGCAAATTCTATTTTTTCCATATTGTATATCTATATACTATACTATATGGAAAGAAAATCAGCAACAAAATCAAGAAAGAGACATACCTTGGTTTCTCCAAAAAAATCACGCACAAAGAAAACACGGAAACTGGGAATGGAAGAACCGACTTTTATATATGCAAAACCCAGACAGAAAGTGGCGGATATTAAATCCATATTGTCACAATCTACTTTAGACAGAATATTCCGTATTTCTATCAAATATGGGCGTCAAGACAGCCCCTAAAAATCCATACTCAATTCAAACATATCTTTATCAACCGACTTGTTTGCTAAAGCATACTCCGAATTTGTTCTCTCGAAAAAATTCACCTTTGTTTCAACACTTATCAATTCCATAAAATCAAATGGGTTCGCCGATTTATATATTTTATCATATCCCAACTGCAAACATAGACGGTCTGCTACAAACTCTATATATTGACACATCAATTTCGCATTCATACCAATGAGACGACAAGGCAGCGATTCCGTAATAAATTCCTTCTCTATTTCTACCGCCTCTTGGACGATTTCATGAATGCGTTTCTTCGCTAATTTGCGTTCCAATTTACTATATAGCAAAATCGCGAATTCAGTATGGAGTGCCTCATCACGCGAAATCAACTCATTGGAAAAAGTAAGACCCGGCATAAGTCCTCGTTTTTTTATCCAATAAATAGAGGCAAATGCACTGCTGAAGAAAATTCCTTCTACACAGGCGAAAGCGACAAGACGAGCTGCAAAAGAACTGCGATGATCGGCAATCCATTTACGCCCCCAATTCGACTTTTTAGCAATACAGGGATAATGCTCGAGTGCGTGAAATAGGCGGGTTTTTTCAGAAGGGGCTTTGATAT